TGGGACGGGCGGGTCGTTGATGTACAGTGTCGGTGGTCTTGGGCAGTTAAGTAATGCCGCTGGCAATCCTGGTACGCCCGGTGGATGCATCATCAACTGGTATAGCTAAAATGCCGGATATCAGGCTGGTTCAGTACGGTGTTTTCCCGGCGAATATCAACATCGATTTCGTCCTCCTGGGCGACGGCACGCTGGATTCGAACGAGGCGCTCGCTACGGCAGTGATCGTCGCGCTCGGCACCAATCGGCTGGCGCTTGCGAGCGACATCCTGCCCGATCCGGATTCGACCGATCGGGCTGGCTGGTGGGGCGATCTCGACGCTCAGGAGATTTGGGGCGGCTGGCCGATCGGCTCGCGGCTGTGGCTGTTGCGGCGATCGAAGATCGTCGGCTCGCAAGCAGCGGATGGAGCGAGAGTGACGCGGGTCGAGCAATATTGCCGCGAGGCAATCCAGCCGTTCATCGATTTGAAGGCCGCCTCGCAGATGTACGTTCGTGCGGTTCGAATTGGTTTGGAAAGAATTGACGCGCTGGTGCAACTTTTTCGCGGTCCAGAGCTGGCGGTTGATTTGAGATATGCGATTTTGTGGGACGAGATTCCGATCGTTCCGATGATCAATTACTATCCATGAAAAATCAATGTGCCGAGATGAAAATTTGCGCTAGATGTAATATAGAGAAGCACTTTTCAGAATTTGGGAATAATCGTGGTACGAAAGATGGTTTTGCCCGCTATTGTAAGGAATGTGCGCGAGCTAAAAATGCTGTGTGGCAGGCAGCCAATCCAGAAAAAGTAAAAGCATCGGCAACAAGATGGCGGAAAAACAATCGTAAAAAAACCAGGGCTGCGTGTCTGCGGCATTATTACGAGCACAAAGATATTTACCTTGCTCGCGGAAAGGAATGGGCAGCTAAGAATAAACAAAAGGTTCGCGAGAGTGGTCGCCGTCACGATGCAAAGGCGGAACGCAAAAAGCCGCGCGGAAATTGCAAGGAACGCCAACGACGTTATCGGGAACAAAATATCGAGCGGATTCGTGCCCGTCGGCGCATTAATGAGGCGATGCGACGCACTGATCCAATCCAGCGGACAATAGATGCGATCAGGCGTCGAATGCGCCATGTTATCAATGGAAAATCAAAAGGAGCTTTTCAGCTTCTTGGTTATACATCTGATCAATTGAAAGCGCATCTCGAAGCTAAATTCGAGTTTGGCATGACGTGGAATAATTACGGTCTTTACGGTAAGAAATGGCATGTCGATCACAAGCGGCCTGTATCATCGTTCAAGTTGCCTGATAAACTAATAGAATGCTTCGCTTTGTCCAATCTTCAACCCTTATGGGCAGAAGATAACTTGGCAAAGCGCGATAAATGGGAGTAGCTCCAATTCCCTGGCAGACACCGACTCTAAAGACTGTGCGCGGCCTAGTTAGGGATTCTATCCAGGCGAGCTTGCCCGGCGCCGATGCGCTTGTCCATAACAGCGTGCTCCGCGTTATGTCGGACGTTCAGGGGGCGCTTTGTTTTCTTACGCTTGAATACGAGGATTGGCTCGCACTTCAGATAATGCCCGACACGGCGGAGACGGTTTGGCTCTCTCGGTTCGGTACGATCTGGCTGGTGAATGCCGATGGTTCGACCGGCCGCAAGGTCGCGACGGCGGCTCAGGGAACCGTGAACATGACGGGCCAAGATGGCCTCGTCGTCGTATCCGGTGCGGTGCTGGCGGCTGCCAATATCGCGTACGAGACGACCGCCGACGTGACGCTGAGTGCGGCTCCGACGCCCGTTGCTGCCCGAGCGCTCGATCCAGGCTCCGTCAGTAATCTCGACCAGGGCACCGCGATGTCCACAGGCGTTGCGGGCATCACTTCGGTCACCGTGATCGACATGTCCGGGGGCGCCGACGAGGAGACCGACGACGAGCTTCGCGCTCGCATCCTGCGGCGCATTCGTCAACCGCCGATGGGCGGTGCGGCTCGGGATTACGAGGCCTGGGCGCTGGCCGTCCCTGGAGTGACGCGCGCATGGTGCGCTCCCCTCGAAATGGGAATGGGTACGGTGACGCTGCGGTTCATGTGCGACGACCTCCGCGCGGGCAGTGGCGGCTTTCCGTTGCCGGAAGACATCTCCGCGGTCGAGGCCTACCTCGACACTGTGCGGCCGGTCGCGGTTAAGGATTTCTTTGTCGAGGCGCCAATTCCGTATCCCGTGAACTTTAGGCTTTCTTATCTTGATAGCGACGTTCCTTCGACGCGGACGTCAATTCAGCAGAGCTTGATAAATGAGTTTCTCGTCCGCGCCACGCCTGGTCAGCTGTGGTATCGCGCCTGGACGGACGAAGGCATTCTCAACGCTGCTGGCGTCAATGCGTATGCTCTTGTGGCCAGCGACGTGCCGATGCCTGCACCTGGGTACATGGCAGTGTTAGGTGACATAACTTTTGGCTGACGATGGCAGACCAGCATATCAGACGAACTGGCGCAGATTATCGCGATGCCTTTCTCGCTCTCTTGCCGACCGGAGCGGCGTGGCCTAAGCACGATATCGATAGCCTGCTGTGGCAGACCTGCGATGGTCTTTGCAATTATTGGGGCACCGTCGATGGCCGCGCTGCTGATCTTCTGGAGATCGAAAGCGATCCGCGTGCGACATTAGAGCTGCTGCCGGACTGGGAACGCAATTGGGGGCTGCCCGATCCGTGTCTGACAAATCCGCCGAATTCTCTTGATGGGCGCCGCACCGCGCTCGTCACCAAGATGACGATGCTTGGCGGCCAGAGCAGGCAGTTCTTTCTGAATCTTGCCAAGGCCTACGGCTACACCGTAACGATCACGGAGTATGCGCCGTATATGGCTGGCGTGTCGCGCTGCGGTGATAGCCGCTGGTACAATCCAGACGATACAGCGCATTACTTCTGGCAGCTCGGTCCGCGCGAGATCAGGTTCTATTGGACCGTTCACGTCAGCTCGCTGACCTACAAATATTTTCACTGCAATTCGAGTCAAGTCGGCGTCGATCGCCTGCTCGACATCGGCATAGCGAACGATCTCGAATGCGTCTTCGACGCGTTGAAGCCAGCGCATACTAAGATCGTCTATGATTATTCGCCGAACGACGCCCTCGACTTCACGCAGCTTTTCAACACTGAATATCTCGCGCTTGGGATCATGTGATGGCTGACAATCGGCAGATCAAAGACGGGCTCGGCAACATCTTCACGCTTCGCATGCGCGATATCTCGGCTGCCGGTGACGGCAGCGTGCAGTGCTCGATCGTGCGGGCGACGCCTTATCCGCTCGATTATGGTCCTGGCGGCGAATACCAGCATTATGCGGCTAGCGGAGTTATGGCCCAGGCGATGCCGGACAACTCGGTGATCTATGCGTTCCGCTGGCCCGCGCCGACCATGCTGGCGCTGATCTGGAAAGTGAAGATCACGGCATGGAGCGTCACGGCTTTTGCCGGGGGCTTCGTTGCCTTCAACATCTACGCGGCCCGCAATTACACTGCGATCGGCACGGGCGGATTGACCGCCGATCTCACCGGCAACAACAACAAGCTGCGCACGAGCATGGCATCATCCGGCGCCAGCATCGCCTATGCCAACACTGGCGGCCTGGCGCCGGGGGCCCGCACGCTCGACACGGCGCCGCTGGATTCCTGGATTGCGCCAGCGACCGCGGCAGGCGTGCCATTTCTCGACAGCCCGATGACGATCTTCGACAAGCAGGTCGGCGAGCAGCATCCGCTGCTGCTGGCGCAGAACGAGGGTTTTGTAATCACCGCCAAGGTGCCGAATGACGGCACCTGGAGCTTCGGCGTGACGACGCGCTGGGATGAAGTCGCGAATTTCTGAGGACACCATGCAATACAATGGCCCACTCGACCAGCCGTCAAATCCGAATGCGCCGTACATCGACGGCAATCCGGCTGCGGGCATTGAAGGGTCAATCGTGCCTGCGGCGATGTGCGAGTTTCCGCAGCGTGAGATTGTCGAGGTCATCAATCAGGCCAATCTTCGGGGCTATACCGACTTCACCGGCACGGCTTGCCCGTCACCGAGCAATGCCGATCTGACGGAGCTGCGGAAGGCAATCGAAGGCTTCATCACCGATTGGCAATTTCTGATCACGACCAACGTGACTTTCACAGTGCATGGACCCGGCGCTAATTTCCCCGATCTCATCACCGCATTCGCCTATCTGAGCAAATACAAGATCACGACGACCGGCCATGTGACATTGCAGCTCGGCGGATCGAGCACAGGCATTGCGGCCAAGTACACCTATAATCAGCCCATCGTTGTCGACCATCCGAATAACGACCGCATCTCGCTGCTCGGCGCGCCTATGCTTGGCAGCCTGGTGCCGAACGATTCTGGGTACGCATGGAACGGATCGAGCCAAGCGCAGCGGACGATAGACACCTCGACGAACCTGGCCACGTTGCGCGGCAAGTTCGCGACCGAGTTGTTTTTCCCTGGCAGCACCATCACCGGAACGCCGACCGCGTCCGGCGCCGTTGGCGCTGGATTTATCATCCGCGGCAATATGCTGGCGGACTTCGACGGGATTCTCATCACGAGTGACGGCGCCGGACTGGCTTGCGGCGTCATGTTCATGTGCCATGGGTTCTTCAATAGCTCGACGACGCGGCCGATGATGGGCTTGGCCGTGGTCGGGTTTTCCTATCACGGGTTCAACTGGGATACGGGCTCGGCGATTTCGAATTACGCGGTTGGCTCCAATGCGTCGCCTGTTGCGAACGCGACGTGGCTTGCGATCGGCAATGGGCAAGCTGGCATGTGCCTGGGCAACGGCTCATTCCACTGCACGTGTCACAACTTGATCTGTCTCAGCAATGCGGCTCACGGTTTTCTGGCGTATCCTCGCGCCGGTTGCCAGATCGATGCGGCACTTTTCACCAACGCAAACGCTCAAGAGGGTGTAATCGCTTTTGACGCGGCTAATGTCTATCTCGGTGCCGGTCAATGGGGCGGCCCAACTTATACTTCGCATTGTTACCGTAACGGTGGTTGGGGATTGTATGCGTTTCAAGCCAATATAAATTTTTCCGGAGACCTCGGCGCGAGCGGATACAATAACGTTGCCGGAAATTGCTACGCCATGGACAACTCAAGCATCGCGCTGTCGGGCTCGACCAACATTGGCGTGTGCTCGCCTGCTTATAATGCCATCGGCAATAACAATTCGATGATCAGCGCTTAAGAGGAAAAACATGAATCTGCTTTATTGCGCCAACGGGATCGTGCTCGCATGGCACGATGATTCAGCTCCTGCCGTGGACGCGAGCGCATATGGGACCGGCGTCAGGATCATTCCCTACGATCAGCCGGTTGACACGCTGAGCAAGGTTGGAACAGCGCCGACCGATCTCAGGCTGGCCGATACGCGGCCATATGGGCAACCAGCTGAAACGACCGCGCTGTTGAAAGCCTATGCCTCGCAAGTGCGATATGACACTACGACCGCTGGGGTTGTCGAGCCAGTCTCAGGCATCACGGTCTTCACCGATCGCACGAGCCAGATGCTGATCGCTAATCTCGCCCAATACGCCGCGACCTTGGCGACGACTGCCGCGATCGATTTCACCCAAGGCAACGTTCACACGCCGATGACGGCGCAGCAGGTGATCAATCTGAACAATCAGATCAGCGCGCGCGTGCAGCAGTGCCGGACGATCGAGGCGCAATGCTACACTGACATCGACAGCGCGGTTCTGACTACTTACGACAGTGTCGATTCCCGCTTCGCAGGTGTGTGATGTCTGGGCCGTGCTACTACGAAGCGACCATGAATATTGCGCTCAACGAGGACTGGATTGTCCCGCTGCAATACGGCTATTTTGCCAGCGACGGTGTCACCGTCGAGCCGATCGATTTGACGGGCTCGACACTGAAGCTCGAAATCCGCCGCGAGGAAACCGATAACATTGCGCTCGTTTATGTTGCGTCACCGGACCAGGGCATCGCTTTTTACAACAACGACCCCACGAGCGGATACTTCACGATCACAATTGACCGCAGCAAGCTAGCCCGCTTATGGGCGGCTACGTTTTTTGCCGACCTCGTGCGGCTTCAGCCGAACGGCTATCAGGAAAGAATCTTCGAGGGTTCTGCAATCGTTGCGACGGGCACCACGCGATGACACAGCTGGTTGAGATATCCCAGGGCGTGAATCGGTTACTGCTGACGCCCAATGTGGCGCCTGTAGCGGGCGGACCGTCGCTGATCGTGCCGCAGGTTGGGCCGCCTGGACCTCCCGGCCCACCGGGTCCACTCGGGCCGCCGGGGCCGCAAGGGCCTGCCGGGCCTGCCGGAGCGCAGGGCGCAGGAGGTGCACCAGGAGCGCAGGGCCCGCAAGGAACGCCTGGCGCTACCGGCCCCGGCTACGGCGGAACGAGTCTGTCGGCGCTGACGATCGCTACGGGCTCGCAGGTGTTCGCTACGCAAGCCAGTCTGGCCTATGTGGCGGGCACGCGCTTGCGCGCCATGTCGAGCGCGGCGCCAACGGCAAATTGGATGGAAGGCTTCATCACCTCGTACGCCGGGAATAATATCACCCTCAACGTCGACGCGATCGGTGGCAGCGGCAGTCATAGCGATTGGCTGTTCGGGCCAGCGGGCCAGCAGGGCGCGGCTGGGCCGGTAGGCCCGGCGGGGCCAGCGGGGCCAGCGGGGCCGACAGGGCCGATCGGGCTAACAGGTCCGGGATATCTTGCGACGTCGAATAGTCCGTTGCCGGTGGCGATCGGCACCGTCGTGCTCGCGACGCAATCGGGGCTCGCCTACACTGCGGGCGCACGGGTGCGCATAGCGTCGCGCGGAACGGCCGCAGCCTGGATGGTCGGCAACGTGACTGCGTATTCCGGGACGTCGATGACGGTCGCCGTGGATACAATTGGGCCATGAAATGACTTACACCGACTGGGACATCAATATCACAGGTCCAGCGGGTCCGACGGGGCCGCAGGGTCTCATTCCGGAAGCGCCTACCGATGGCCAGCTCTATGGCCGGAACGGACAGGCTGCGGCGTGGCAGCAAGTGGCGCCGCTCGGCACCTATTTGCCGCTGGCGGGAGGCACGCTAACCGGTGCGCTGACTATTTCCTATGCCTCAAGCACCGGATCGATGCTCGCCATCGATGGACCTCCGGGACAGAACAGAGCTATTTATGGACGCACGAGCGGCTCGAATCGCTGGCTCATTAATGTCAATGGCGCGGCCGAAACTGGCAGCAACGTCGGCAGCGATTGGGGCATTGCCCGCTTTAGCGATGGAGGCGCTTACATTGATGCGCCGTTGCAGATCAGTCGCGCCACCGGTACCGTCACACTTACGGGCGCTCAACTGAACGTCTCGCCTTCGGGCCCGTATACGCTCACGCATACTATTGCGCCCGGCGATTCAGCCATAGGAATGAACAAGGCCGCGGGAACTTCCGGAACTCCTCCGGCAGGACATTTCAATCAGATTTACGGCTCTACAGCTGG